GAACCAGAGCCGCCTGCGAAGATGTTTAGCTCACCTCGGTTAAAGCCACCGTACAGTTTAGTGTCGAGACTAGACCAACCTGTGCTTACTTGTCCGTTCTTATCTTTAATTGCTTCGAGTCGTGCTTTGGGATCTGCGAAGTAGTCAGTACCTAGATCTTTTTGTAGACCAATCTGTACTGCTTTCTTTACTAGATCCTCAACAGGGCCATACTCGCCTTTCTCAAGTAGATCGGCACTTTTAAGAATTGCTGCTTCAAGTGCCTTGTGTCTACTGAAAACTTCAAACTCAGCTAACAACCAATCATAGTGTTCTTCACGCAGAGCTCCCGGGTCGGTCAAGTTACTTTGCGTACTTGCATTAACCATCTGAAACGTAGGCAGCGCATTGTGCTCAATGACATAGTCATTTAAGAACTGTGCTGCTGACTGTAGCTTGCGATCGAATGCCTCAGGATTAAAAACACTTTGACATCTAACAAACGACTCTGCGTCTGTCATAAGCATTTCTAGATATACCTTTTGTATATCATATCCGTAGTCGTTGTTCTGAGTTGTTTCCATATATTTCTTTCCTATCTATCTTCGTACACAAAAGGATCCTGATCTCGAAGCTCTTTTAATCGCTTACGAAATTTAATCTCTTGTTTAATTTTTCTAATTGGCCATGATAACACATTAATTAACCAAACCATTTCTTCTCCTGTAATTTAATTTTAACAGCATACGACTCTGCTTGTGTTACAATACTATATAGTGTATACACTTTTCCGTATTTGTCAACCGCATCTGAAATGTCTTTAATATCTTTACTCCAGGTGGGCATACTAACACTCCAGCCTTGCTCAATAGCATAAGGAATAAGTTCACGACCTTTCTTATCTCGATCAGGAACTACAATGATTTGTTTATTAAGTTGATTAATCATCATTGCCTGTTGGTCGCTTACTTCACTGCCCATAAGCGCAACACCATCAACATGAATGGCGTCAACTACTCCCTCGCACACGATAGCAAACAATTTGTTGTCTGTTTGTGCGTCAAGATTAAAACAGTAGCCGGGCTGTTGTTCGGAAAGATACTTTACCTTTTGATTAGGCGAGATAGTTCGGCCTGTCCATCCCACTAATTCATTTTTATAATAAAATGGGATAACAAGTCTATCTCGATATCCTAAATCACTCGACCAATAAAAATCATGATCGTCTGTGTTTAGGTGTCGTTGCTGCATGTACTCAAGAATAGATACATAATATTTGTTATTATAATCTGTAACATTTTGTACTTTTAAAGAGTTGGGTGGCAACTGAACTGCTGTAAAGCTAGGGAGGTTAACATTAAGTTGCTTTACTTCCACGCCTTCGTTTTCACGCATTACTTCAAGGGCAAGTTTGTTAATAATGTCATCGTCAACATTAAGCCATTGAAGAAAGCGCCTTAGCTTATACGAAAGATTCCTGCCGGGTTGCCACCCAGTTTTATATCCACAATTAAAACAGTGATATGATACGCCGCCGTCCGACCCTTTGATAATTCCTCCACGTTGCCTTTTGTCAGTAGCATGACCGTTATGATGACAACACGGAGCATTGAACGAAGTCCACCCAGATGGCGTGGTCTTTTGTTTTGACGGCAAGTATTGAGTAATGACATCTTGGACTACATTCATACTCTAATTATAGCAGAAATGTGTTGATAGTCAAGTTAAATATTGTTGAGTTGGCTACTTTTTTCTTAAGTATCGAACTAAGGATATAATACTGTACATAGTGTCGTCGTCGGCTTGTTCCTTGTTGCCTTGGTCTAGGGCATTTTGTGCATCGGCAAGATCTATTCGATCGTCCCAGTCTGGATATCCTATTTGAGCAAAATATTCTCTAGCTTCGCTAGTTAACTTTAGCCAAGCTTCGGGTGCTGCGATTTGATCTTGGGGCGGAATAGTACGTTCAAATAATTCTCTAATTAACATCAGTTTCTCACTAGTATCTTTGTAATGTCTTCTGGGTCTGCTTTAGCAACAAATCGTATGTAAGTATATACGCCGTAGAAGTTTGTGTGTACTGGTGTTGTGGAACCATCGAACGAGATAATCTTAACATCAGTCCACTCAGTTGTGTCGGTTACTTGATTTTCAAGTGTTGCTTGGATAATAATATCACTAGCATAGCCCTGTGTGTAAAACGCAGCAGTATGTAGCGCTTCATTATTGTTAGTTTCAGGTTTTGCGTATGCTGATTCACTATACCATGATTCAGTACTATCACCAAATATAAGCTGTTCAGTAAACTGCGTTACTTCAGTTGTAGGGCGTGGATCAGGATAAATTGTATCTAACAGTTTAATTACATTTGTGCCGCCGAAGTGTGCGTCAACATATGTTAGCACAGTTTCGTTTTGTGCGTTCTTAAAGTAAATGCTGTAAGATAGGAACTGGCAATCTAAGTTTTGTAAATCCTGCGCAGATAGCACTACTTCGAACAAGCCTTTGTTTTTGATAGCAGTACTAGTGCTACTATCACAAGGTGCCTGCTGTCCGTTAACGCCAATGCGCTCGATCACTGTAGCTCTATTTTCATCGTATGCTACAAAGTACGGCGTAAGGCCACTAACGTCTTGCGGCTTTTGATCTGAGTTTAGAAGCCTAAACTGCAGGGTGTTATCAATGCCTTTATATACTTTTAATTGTTTTTCGTACACTTTTCTAAACTCCGTCACAAATCCAGACTCATTAGATATAATGTCAGTTCTTTGATTTACTAAATATACTGGCGTGTTTTGCATGTAAGTATTTATAGAATTTATGTTATTAAAAAATATTGAAAAAGAGTTTCCATTTATAAGCGTAGTCACATACGGCGGTAACGAGTATGTTGGTATCATTGCCAACCAAGACTCGCTAGTTACCAACATGTATGTGTTTACAGACCTTCGAACAGACGATGAGAAGATGCGATTTTTAGAATTAGGTCACGCATGGTGGTGGGAGTCTAATAGACTAATACCTATTAATATATTCATCCGTAGCGAGATTCAACCGTTGTCGTATTGTATGCAGTCGATGAATACCAAGGATGTAAAAATATCATTTGGTCCTTGCGTAAACTTACAAGACCTTACAGTAAAAAGAATTAAAAGAAAAAGCGTTCAGTTAGTTCGTAAGCCAAAAAACTAATCGTAACCGTGGGAAATTTTCTCACATAGCAAATTCATATGTACCATAACAGCCATAGCGTATGAGAACGAATGGCTTCTCTTAAAAAAGTATTCGTTGCCTGTGGGCTTAACCCATACTTCTTTTAAAATAGTATCCCAATCAGAATCAACTAAGTGTCGCTTAGCAGGGCGTATTATTGCTAGTGTAGCTGCTAACTGTTCAAGGGTCTTTGGCTGTAGTTTGCGCAGGATGTCGTTGTGTCCATTAAGATGGAATACTTGATCGCTAAACTCAGGCGCAGCTAACAAGTCCCACAAAGGTTCAGTATTAACAAGTTGATCTAGATGATCATTATCGCGAACATCTTTATAGATGCTAACGTTTAGAAAGTCAAGTTTAAAGTAGCCGCGATCATCGGCTTCTTTGTAATCAATAGTAGCATTGCCGGTCACAGGGTTGTGTGGGATCTCAGTTGGATAGATCCCAGTGTTATGCTTTTTGTCTTGCGACAGCATAGCAACCCTGTGCTGTAATTTTTCAAGTATTACAGAACGGTCAGCAAAGTCAATGTCAATATCAAACACGGTTTAACTTTTTAGTAAGTTTGTCAGCTTTCTTTTTTGCCAAGTCGTACTTCATTCTAGTAACTCGATCTTTAAACGTAATACCGTTTAAGTGATCAAATTCATGCAAGAACAAACGTGCGCTGTATTCGCTAACTGGTTGTGTGACGAGCTCAAGATTTTCGTCGTAGTATTCAACAAGGATCTCAGCCGGGCGAGTTACAGTCATAAACAAATTAGGGAAGCTCAAGCAGCCTTCGTGATCAAGCGTAGTGCGCTCGGTGTGTTCAAGTACTCGAGGATTAATAACCATTACAATATCATCACGAGTGTTGCCCATAATGAATAGCTGCTTGTTAAGTCCTACTTGACTTGCGCTCAAGCCAATGCCTTGATTGCTAAGCATGATGTCAGACATTTCTGCTTTAAGTTCGTTAGGATCAAAATCCATGTTTTCAATCTCAACAGCATCTAGTTTTTTATCTAGAAACTTGTTTGGGTAATATAACAGATTCATAGTTTACTTTCTTTTGCTACTTGTTTTGCTAATTCAACATCGGCTGGTTTTCTTCTAAATTGTATAGACCAATGCTTTGGATTAATAATAGTTGTAATCATTTCAAGTTGTTCGTCTGAAAACTTAGACAACATTTCCTTGCCTGTGTTGCAGTTTAAAATCAACCACGGCGATACTTTACCGTCTTTAATATGCCATACTGCTCTATTTGGATTTACATATTTAAAATAATGATTCCACGGCGACGGTTGATTTTCAGTACTCCATTCAGTCATGGTTTGAATAGATCGTTCGAGTGCTGTTGCTACGTCTTCTTTGAGAATTAAGTCTTGTACATACGCTTCGTACAAATCATCACGACACCAATGATCTAATCTCACTTGACTTGTTACTACATGGTCTATATATTTTTCCATGTAGAGCGGTTGTACATTATTTAGATAGCTTCCGAATTTCACAAACGCATTATAAAAGTTAGACTTGCAAAAGTCGCTGTATGTTTTATCTTTTTTACTGCCTGCGCTAAGTTTATAAAATCTGTTAAATGCCCACATACCGAGCACTACAGGCTTTTCATCTTTTTGTAACCAGCGTCGCTTAGGCTCGCACATATGAGCAAACAGCGTCTTCTCTCTACTGAAGCTCTTGCTGCAATATTCGCAGGCGTGCGTCTTACTTGATGGCTTTTGGGTCAAGGCCATGTTCCTCAGCCAGTTGCTTGAGTTCTTTTGTTGTATACGTTCCAGCAAGTATTTCTACCTCATCCATTTTCATATTAGGGTACAGCTTCGCAAGGAAGTTAATTGCTTTTGAGTCTGTGCCTTTTTTCTTCTTTAGTCCGATCCAAGGATGGAATTCTTTCTTACCTGTTTTGCCAGCAACGCAAAGTATTTGCCATTGTAGCTTAGGATGCTTAGCGCCTAGCTCTGCCCAGTTCTTGTTGTAGTATTCGTTAATTTTAAATACTGCTAGTTCTTGCTTGTCTCTATTGCCTCTAACGCTGCTAATGTAACGATTAAGATTCCACAAGTCACCTTTGATATCTTTCTTACCATCCTCGCCAGCAGCGTCATACAGTTCTTTGATTCCCATATCAATAGCTGGGATTAATTCTTTAAATAGATCTAATTCTTTGTTCGCCACTTTTCTAAGTCCTCTGGTGTGTTGATCTCCATGCCGTCGAAGTCAACCTTTCGTATGTTTATATTAACACCATTCTGTAGAAAACGCAACTGTTCTAATTTCTCTATTTTTTCTTCTTGGGACTGAGGCATAGACTTATAGCTAACTAATGTCTTCCAATTGTAGCCATACACACCGAGGTGATGATCGCCGTACTCTAAGCTTGCTCTACAGAACCAGTGAGCATGTGTGCCGTTGTGAATCATCTTAACTGAGTTAGGATCTGTGCGTAGCTCAGGAGCCATGTCAGTGTATGCTGTAACTACGTCGTGACCGTTATCTAATCCTTGCTTAATAGAAAGGATTATATCTTGCGTAATGTCAGGCATGTCGCCTTGGACATTGATGTAGCTTTTGTACACTCCGGTAGCACGTCTAAAAAAGCCCTTACCGGATAGTGCTTCGACACCGTGCGCACAACGTTCAGTGCCGTTGTCAGCATCGGGTGTAATACGTACATGCTCAGCTGGTATTTCTTTTTTAATCTCAGCACTGTCAGTAAGAACAAACGTATCAAGGCCAGTAGCTACGCACTTGTCGTACACTGTGCGAATAAGACTCTTACCGTTGAGATCAGCAAGCATCTTTTTAGGAAAGCGAGTACTTGCTAGCCTCGCTGGAATTAAAATAGCAGTGTTATTCGGCATGGTGTACTCCGTTAGTGTGCCAGTCAATTTCTCTAATTACTTGTTTAAAGTCTTCAAGCTTAACCATGTTAGGACCGTCGCTAGGTGCGTTGTCAGGATCGTCGTGTACTTCTAGAAAAAAGTTGTCCACGCCCATAGCGCTAGCAGCACGGGCAAGTGGAGCAACATAATCCCGGTTACCGCCTGAGCTAGAACCTTGACCGCCCGGCTTCTGTACTGAGTGGGTAACATCAAATACAACAGGAGCGTTGAACTGCTCAAGCATATAAAGTATACCAGTGAAATCAACAACCAAAGTGTTATATCCAAAACTTGTTCCTCTTTCTGTTATCCAAACTTCTTTAGCGCCTTCAGTTTTACTTAGAATGCCTTTGACATCCCACGGTGCTAAGAATTGGCCTTTCTTGATATTTACTACGCAGTCAGTTTCGCACGCTGCTTGTATTAAATCAGTTTGTCTACAAAGGAAAGCAGGTATTTGAATCACGTCTACAATATTTTTAATTTTATTAATTTGTGAAACATCGTGTACGTCTGTAAGAATTCTTAAGCCTGGTATTTGCTGTTTCATTTCTGCAAAGTCGAGCATAGTTTGCTCTAAGCCAACACCACGTTTGCCATTAGCACTTGTGCGATTTGCTTTGTCGAAGCTTGCCTTGAAAATGTATTCAATGTCTTGGCCGCGACTTTCGCAAACTTCTTTACAATGCTTTGCTATCATTAGGCTGTGTTCTAAGCTTTCATGCTGACAAGGTCCTGCTATAATTCTCATACGTTGAGCATCCAGTAACTGTAATTTAGTACGCTAGCAAAGCTTACACATAGATAAAATACAATCCATGTAGATGTTTTGTTAAGTAAACTCATTTTTCGTCCTTAATAAGAAAATATATATCTAAAAGTTTAGACATTTGTTGTTTAAGTGCTGGGTGTGTCTTTGCTAACTTGTTAATCTTTTCCCAGTCATTCCAGGATAAAAGTTGTCCTTTAGCTCGAGCAACAGCATCGGGATCCCCGCCTACAATCCAGCGTGGTCGACTGTTGTATGGAGGATCCCGGTAGCGTGCATATACTACGCCGTCGGCCCGTTCGTAAATAAGAGACTGATCAGGCGGATATGGCATATTATTTTACTTTGTTAAGTTCAGCAATAATAGCGGCTTTAGTTGCAGTAGCAGCAACCTTGACCTTCTGCTTTTTAGCATGTGCTAACAGATCTGCTTTTTTCATACTAGCAAAATCAACAGCAGTTGACTTTACTGCTTTGGCTTTTGTAGTGACAGTTTCTTTTGCTGCTGCTACTTTAGTCTTAGCTTTAGCTTTAACTGCTGCTGCTTTAGTTTCCATTGCTTCGCGACGCTCAGCAACTTCGTCTACTGCTGCTGCTTTTACTTTAGAAGCAGCTTCTTTTACTTCTGCACGGCCTGCGCCGAACAAACGTAGTAACCAATTAAACATTTTATAATCCTTTATGTTTTTGTTCCAATAGTGCGACGTACAATATCATCGTGGGCAAATTCTGCCCAGTATAGTTCAAAAGCTACGCCATCTTTTAAACCTTCAAACTGATGTATCTTGCCTGGCTTAACTTGAGTAAAGTCGCCAGCTTTAAGAATTGTTTCGTCAACAAGGCCTTCCTGATCGTCATCTTGCCACACCCGTACGATCATTTCTCCCGACTCTACAAAAAAGCCGTTCCATTTAAATTGGTGTGCATGTTCGGAACACTTGTATCCAGCATTGAATTCAATACGGTGAAACTCTAGTACGCCGTTAGCGTGTACTAGCTCAGTGTTCCCCCAAATCTTTCCTGCCTTAATTCCCATATTATATTCCTTTACAATAGGTTGTGTAACTGTAATGTTTCACTTTGACGGTTAATGTCCTTGATAAAGAAAGCACACAACGGATCATCTTTTGCTTCGATGGGCGTTGTTATTAGTTGCGCATTCTTGGTCTTAGGAAAATACCATTTTACATCATTATATATGTTTGTAATCGACACTGTCATAAATTTATGAGTGTAACTCGATAACGGATTAAAAACAAAGGCTTCAAACCCTCGATCGTTAATACTAGTCAAGGGCAAGATTTCTAAGTCGTTGCCGGCCATTGGGTCTCCGACAAGAACATGCCAATCAAGCGGCATAACAATTTTATTTCCGCCGATGTCTAATTCCATTGCCGGCGAGTTAAACGATTCTAAAAAGATAAGTGGCAAAAAGAAAAAGTCAGGTTCAGCTGGACTTGAGTTATCAAGAATACTAAATCGAATGTCTTCTTCGAGCTCGTCAGGTAGAGTATTTAGATTAAAGCAGGTATTGTCTAGTGTTAAAATTTGCATTAGTTTTTCCAATCAGATTTTTCTATAGTAAATGGATACTCGGCTTCTTTATAAAATTTCTTACGTTGAGTAAGATGCCGTTTCGCAAATTTACAGTTGCTGGTAATATCCCAAATTTGCACAAAGTCTTTGTCCTTAGCCTTACGAACACCACGTCCGATACTTTGAATTACACGTACGAACGACTTGCCAGGCTCAAGAAGGACAAGATTAAAAATGCGAGGTATATTAATTCCCACGGCTGCAACCCCGTAAGTCGCGATGACCACGTGGTTAGTTCCTTCATTAATTTCATCGTATGCTTCCTTTCTATCTTTAAGTTTTACATCGCCCTTAACAAACGCACTACCGGGAATAAGTTCTTGTAACATCTCACCTGCGGAAATTCTGTCAACAAGTATAAGTGTGTTGCCTGATTCTTTAACCTGCGTAAGTAGTTTGCCGATATACTCGATACGAGCTTTGTTTGTAGTTAGATATTTCAACTCACTCTGGTAGTCAGAGTAAGTAACGTTGTCTGCTAGCTGTACTACATTAACATGACACGCTGACAGCACGCCTTTGTCTTGTAGTTCCTTTGCTGAGATTTGACCAATCACTGGCCCAATGCTTGCGTGAATACTTTCGAACTCATGCGCTGCTTTTGGTACAGTGCCAGTTAGGCCCCAACGTATCGGCGCAAACCTAAGATTACGGGTAAGTAGATCTTTAAGAACGGGTGCTTTGGCTTGGTGTACTTCGTCAACAATTACACAAGTGATGCCTTCTAAGAATTCATCAAGCGACAGTGCTGACTCACCTTCCTTGTATTTCTTGTCAAGTGTATTTAGACTCTGCCAAGTACAAATAGTGTGAGTCTTGTTCATATCTTTTCTATCACCAAAGTATACACCAACGTCGAGTCCGCAGTTAATGTAGTCTTCTTCAGTCTGTACTACAAGACTTTTGTTAGGAACAATTACAATACTGCGCCCATACTTCTCGCCCATGTGCGATAGTGTAGCTGTTGTAATTGTCTTACCTGCGCCTGTAGCAATCTGCTGTAGGCTTTGCGGGTTGTTAGCAAAGTTATTAATAGCGTCAACTTGATAGTCGCGAAGCATAATTAGTTCGCCTTCAGCCGGATGCCCTTTAGGCCAACGTACATCTTGGTCAGCCCAGTAGCTTTCTGTAATTACATCAAAGCTAAGGTCAATAGCCTCACGCTGGTCGTCGATCTCACTGATTGTGATTCTATTATCGTCAAGTATCTTAACAACTACGTCTAGGTGATTAACGTAGCCGGTTCCGCCAATGCCGAAGAATGCTACCTTGCCGTCCCAGCGTCCTAGCTTATATTGTGGACGATAGCGAGCAGTTGGATCTTCAAACTTTAGTGCGTTTGCTAGTTTGCGACGAATGTCAACATCAAGTCCTTCGATCTTAATATTAACTTCGTCTTGAATAATAAGTTTACATGATCTCATTAATTAATTCCTGCGTATAAGAAAGGCTTATCTTTATTATTATAGCATATAGCTAGATTTAGTAAAGGCATTTTTCTAAACATACTAGTAGTAGTTGGATTGATAGCAATAACAGGAGTAGCATCATCAGAAGAAAATGTTCGTTCTATTGAGTTAATTGCTGAAGTTACCTGGGCGGTTCCATCGATCTCAGACCACATTTTCATTACCTCTGGAGCGCTAACTTTACCGTTAAATGTTTTGGATAAGTTGTGTGCAAAATCAATAGCAAGATTGACTTCCTCTATACTAATGAAATAACCGCTATGGGCAACCCTAACTTTATCTCTCTTTAAAATATTTAATGCTTCGCCTAACTGCTCTATAGTTGCTTCTTCTGTAGTGATATTCACCACGGCTGTAACGTTGCCTAGCTTTCGATTTACAATAGCTTCGACTATGTTGTTTTCGTGTTCAATATAGTCTTGATCGAAATGCACTAGTCCTAAATCATAACGGCGATCCATGTATATAAACATATTGTCATCACAAGGTTCGCCAAACTGTTTGTGCATCTTTTCAATAGCAGTCTCAGGAATGTTTTTAATTTTATTATTATAAATTCCAGGCACAACTGATTCTAGATTGTTGTACATATCTCTTAGCTGTTCAAATCGGTCTAGTAAATCAGGTTCGATTGTAAACTGATGATGCTGTAGTATGTTTACTATATGAAAGCAACTTTCATCTGTAAACTCGTAGTAATGTAATGATTGTTTTTTGTCGTCGTGTTGATGCCATTTTTTACAAGTCTCAATAAAGTTAATAAGCTTTTTATTGAATACATATTTTATTTCTAACTCGTCGTTATTGGAAATTTTAACACTTCGTTCTCGATCAATTGTCCTAAGCGGGTACTTTAGCAGAAACTCTTTCGCTGAACGAAATTTAAACAAGTCACTGTATAGGTCTAGTTTAAGGCAAGCTAAATGATATTGGCGATCAGTTAGTGCTAATCGCTTACTGTGAATCTGCTGAGCAAAACTAGCAAATAGCTCTTGATCGCTAGGCGAGACTTGATCGTGCGCTGCGGCGTCTTGAATAATATCTTCGATATACATGATATCATAATATATTATTTTAGGTGACTTGTCAAGTAAATTATTGGAATACCTTGTTGAATTTCTGTAATGTCATGCTCAACATGCGCATAGTCATTTAGCCATTGTGTTCTATCAGGCTTTATTGGATTCTCAATAGTGCTGTAATCGTGATTGCCTACGTCATACGCTAAGCTGCTTGGGCCTACAAATACAGGTATGCCTTCTATTGCTGCTTCAATAGCAGGGTTGCTTGACCAGTTGACCACTGCCCATGCTTGCTTACAGTTAAAATCAAAGTCGTCATATGTGCCTTTTAGCTTCGCGGGTTCTTGTACTCGAACGTTCTTAAACTCGTATTGAATACCAGACATTCGACAACGTGGATGCGAACGTACAATAATTTGTCTATCAGTGTAACCTCTAATTTCTTCAATAGTATTATACACCCAAGTTGAAAGCGAAGGCATGTTACACCACTGTTCGCTTTTATCGTGCTGCGTTACTAATAGTATGTCGCCGTCTTGATTGTCACGCCATGGCTTTGCTCTTAGGTCAAGAAGGTGTTTGCGTGCTCCGTCAAAACCGTTAGGGGCAAAGTAAGCGTCTCTGTTTACGCCGTTAACACCCACTTTCCAATAAGTGCCACGCTTTATATTGCCTACTTCAATTACAACTACTGGTTTATTTTGTGCTCGAGCCTTATCCCAAATCTCTCGATTCTTTGCCATGCGGCCGTGCCATAGTACGCTCCAAATAACGTCAACGCCGTCGGTGCTATTGTGTACTACGTCGTGGCCTAGTTTTCTTGCGCCCATCTCAAACGCTTTGAATACAGGGGCGCTGTTCATTGCGCCATGATTTGTCCATAGATTGAATTTCATTATTAAATACCTTACAACAGAAAGATGTATGATGAAAAATATACAAGTACTTACCACTTTTCATAAGCCTGGGTTAGATCTTTACGGTCAAAATTTTATTACCAGCTTTGAACAAAAAGTCGATAAACGTATTAAGCTTTTGGTTTACGCTGAAGATTGCGATCCTGTCATTACTGATCCTAATCAAGTTATAGTTTACGATGCTAAAAAAGAATTACCTAAACTTGTAGCATTTAAAGACAAATGGAAGGACAGTCCCAAAGCTAACGGTGTGCCGCCGGAAGATATCAAGGCAAGGCGTCCACGAGATTGGCATAAAAAGTTTAAATGGGACGCTGTACGGTTTGCGAACAAAGTATATGCTGTGCTTGACGCTTGTGAGAAATCAACAGACTGGTGTGTATGGATGGACGCTGACACGCTGGTTCATACTGAATGGAGTTATGATGACTTTGCTAAGTTACTGCCGGACAACCAGTGGCTCACGTATGTAGGTAGAGGAAAAGGCTCTCAGACCTGGCCCGAGTGTGGATTTTACGGTATGAACCTAAAAGATAAATCCTGTATCAAGTTTCTTAAAGAATTTGAAAGAGTCTACGAAGACGCAGACAACGGCATTTTTAAATTAGAAGAATGGCATGACAGTTTTGTATTTGGTGATATTTTAAATAAAATGAAAAAGCACGATCCAAATGTTTTAGACTACAGTGCTGAAATGTATTTAAAAGAAGCAAAAACCGGAGGCGGCGGTCATCCTTTAATTAATACAGTCTTAGGTACATGGATAGATCATATGAAGGGCGATAGAAAAGAAACAGGTAAAAGTTTACCTAAAGATTTAATTGTAAACAGAAAAGAAAGTTACTGGCAGTAACTACGCATATGCCTCCAACACGAACCGTCGTGTAATTCAGCAAACGTCCAATGGAACATACTAATGCGCTGGAGCCATTTTTCTCTATTAAACTCATCAGGTGATAGTATTTTAGATAAGTCAGTGTTTGCTACTTCAGCACACTGACTTTTTTGTGGGTCAGTTACAAATGCGTGATAGCCCATTATAATTGGACCGACTACACTACTGCTATTATGATTAACAACAGCCCATGCTTTTTGTAAATCTTGTTCGAGCGGTATTCCCCATCTACTTACGACTACATCTTTATATTTAGAAAACATGCTATCTCTTAAATAACGTGGAGCATTTTTATCACCGGGATGTCCTCTGATAATTATTTTCATATCGGTGTGTTTTCTAAGTTCGATAATACAGTTGATTGCCCATTGCATTACTGAACTGTTGCCCATACTCCAACCGCCGTCACGCTGGCAACACAGTACAATATGTTTGCCTTTGTGTTTCATATCACTAAGCTGTATATTACAGTCACGACTAATTTGTTCCCAGCGTTTTGGATTAATACGATCGTCGCAGTAGTTGCCAGTAGTTGGAAAGATTCCGTTTATACTGTAACGAAGATAGTGATGTGGCTTGTTAGTTGCGTTGGCATACAAAAATAAATTACTGTCAGCAGTAATTACATGTTTGTTACGAATACGATCAATAAGCTGTTGACGAAGCGCTAGGTGCGAAGCTGTTTTACCTCGCTCATGCTGCCAGCCTTGAATGATTGCTACATCACAAGGCAAAGGCTCAAATCCTCGATGGATTAATCCCTTGTCGCCGTTGCGTGTTACTCCGTTAGCAAAGTTGGTTAATAGATTTAACTTTTCTTCGTTTTTGTTTTTAGGAGGAATAGTGCTAATATAGCTAATTACTTTCATTGACTATTCGCCAAGCAGTACCGTTACGTAATTCTCGCTCAGTAAACTGATTGTATGCTAAGTTTGAAAGATAAGAATATATTAAAGATGTATCAGGATATTCTATATTATCGATATTTTCTAAAGTGTTAGGGCACAACATAGAAGCAGCATTAGGTCCTAAAGCAATAGCAGGCACTCCGTTTATCAAAGCTTCTGTTGCTGCTATACTATTGTAAGTTACAAGGCAATGAGCGTCAGCTAACGCATCTTGTATTGTATTAGAATTTTGTCGTTCTGTCCGTGACTCAGGTTTCAGTCTCACTTCGATCGGCCTGTCTGTATATTTTTTTATTTCTTCTACAATATGTTGTGTCCAAGTTTTTGCATCAGGCATGTCAAAAATCATCATAACTTTATCACTGGGCGGACATATTAAAATTTTTGACCCAGGGTTATGCTTTTTAATTTTAGTGTTAGTGCGCACTAGTCTATCATCTGGTCTATCAATAAGCTCACTACTAAACTGTAAATTATTTTTAGTTAATCTATGATACATTTTTAGTTTAGGATTTCCAAAATACCCAGTGTCGATGTAATAGAAATCTCTATTAGTGTTCCAGCAATGCTGAATTGCTTCTCTTGATTTTTTACCTACACCTCTAATAATCAGTGCGTTGTCTGATTCTTTTTCGTCTTCCCAACTGCTTATGTATCCGTTACTTCCAAAGGCTAGCGAAGATAACACACCGTCGTATTCTAACGTCTCGCCTTTATGCGTTAGGTTAATTTCGCTAGTGTTAATAGCAGCAACTTTACTTTTCTTTTTCATATCTTCATTTACTTTTTTTTTAAAAAATTTATTTTCTGGGTCAACTAAGCTGTGTGTAAACTCAGTCACTTGTGCTTTGATATCATCAGAATAGTTAATATCAGATATTGTTACATCACGATTCCTAAGGTCTCGTATAGAACTATTTCTTTGGTCAAGTTCGCTTTTATAAAAGTCAATAGCTACGCTATTCCATTCAGCTGCGTATTCACAATCCTTGTAGTTATCAAACCACGGCCCACCTTCTGTGTAGTGGAGTGCTTTCGGCGCTCCGTCGTCTGGCTCATTATACCAACCAACTAACCAATTCCATTCGTGACTTATTTGTCCAATACTGCTATCTGGCAACCAAGAAAATCTGTGGAAGTGTGCACCGTTGAGGTTTTCATTATTAACATTATTTAAAGTTAGTTCATTTATATTTTTCGGATGCTCGCAGTTAATCAGCATCATACTTGACCAATTTTTCTTTGGGTAGATAGTTTGGAGTTTTCCGTCCATCTTTCGACCTGGCTTAGGAGTGTACTGATGCTGCGCACACATAATAGCATAGCTATCGTCAATCTGTTCTACAAGCTTTGCTACGTCATCTAGGAATAAAAAATCACAGTCAATAAACAATGCCCAACCTTCGTAGTCAGCAAGATAAGGTACTAGATATCTTGTAAAAGTAAATTCAGTACTTGCTAGTTTATCTGTAGGACGAGTGTATATACCTGTGTCTCTTAATTTGTGCTGCTTCAGAGGAATAATCTCTACTGGTATCGAAGCACGATCTTCGATACTCTTCTTAGCAACTTGGTAAGCAATATCTTCACGCCTGTCCCAGCCAATGAAAATTTTAAATGGGTTAACGTTTTCCATATTAGTTCCAACCAAAAATGTAATCTTTTCTTACATTTGTAATTTCTGTTGCTCCTAACGATCTTAGATAATCGCCGGCGCAGTAGTTAGTGTCTGCCTGCTGCTCGCATACAATAATAGGTTTATATTTTAGAATAGTTTCTGTTGCACCTTTGAGAACTTCAAGTTCGTGTCGCTCGCAGTCTATTTTAAATAATCCAAACTTAGGCAAATCTAAATCGTCTATGCGTTTGATTTGAATACTGCCGGAGCCAACAGCGCTAACAAAGCTTCCGCCTGTGTTTGAACTATCATACACCATTTCCACTACGGTGTTATCATTGCCTACTGCGTATTTGTGAATTTCAACTGGTAGTCCGGCAACATTTTTTTCTAAGCAAGAATACACTTGCTCTAACGGCTCATACGCAATTACTTTATTAAACTTCTGTGTTAGTGGCTTTGCCCATAGTCCTACATTAGCACCTGCGTCTACCGCAACATCAAAGTCAGTTACATACTTATATGCTTCGTCTCTTACGTCGTCTTGGTATTCTGGCGGACCTCCGTTATTAACACGTTTTGTAATTAGTCTTTCAAAATGGTTGTCGGTGTCGGGCATCCAATAATCAAATACTCTTTTCATTTTTACCTATCAATATTTTAATATACTATTTAACATCATATCCCAAGGCGTGGAAGTCATTCTGGTATATTTCATACAGTCTCTGACGATCGAACTGTAGTACATTATTCGATGACGGATTTATTAATGCCCCAGTAATTTATATTTAACTCGGGCCAGTGTATAATGTTTTGTTTAATTATTTCTTTATTATACACTATAGACTTGCGTCTTCCATACCAGCAACTCTTAACTTTACAATGTTAGTTATTTGCCATTGCTTTTGATCAAGACCTTTTAGAATGCCTAACCAGTTATTACGAATAAGCGCAAATTCATTTACAAGCTTTTCATAGTCGACTACATCAGCTTCGCCGTCGACGTATTTTTCTACATCGCGACTACTTAACGCTCGTTGGTAGTTTTCTAAGTACTTCTTAAAAAATTTACTACGTAATTTACGTAGTTCTATATTTAAGTAATTAAGAATAGCTTCGAGCTCTTGTAACTGATTAAAACGATACTCAACAATACCAGGCATAGCAGCAGAAGCTTTTTCTATGTTACCATAGAGTTTCACTTCTGCTCTAGCTTTATCTAACTCGTCGTTATAGAATGCTACTGCATCTGGGATCTTAGTTAAGTCTCGAGATATCTCACTATACCATCCCATTATTCAACTGGTCCTGTAAAAACTTCTACAATTACCCAAATCATCTATTCCCAATCCTCGTTAACTTCGTTTTCGCTTTCTTCTTCATCTAAGTAGTATTCAATAGCCCCGTCTAGAAGGTCGTCGTGGCCTAAGCAGTCTTTAAGCGTTTCGTCAGAAACACCATAGTCTACGAGCAAATCGACGTAGCGTTCAGCTACGTCGGTTATGCTTTTTTTGTCAAGGTATTCTTTAAAAATACCCCAAGTATCTGTAACTTGATTCTCGTCCACAGATATTCCCCTTACTCTGTTTCAATAACTTCGGCTTCGATAGCCTCGTCGACTTGTAAATCTTCAACGGTATTTATACTGTCCTGTTCGTTCAAAAGAAACTCTGACATTACACGATCAAGAAATTCACCAGTCCAATTCTTACGATATTCTAAGATTTCATTACCATCACGGTCTACGTACAAGTAACGATTGCCTTGCTTCTTAACAAGACCTTTTGCTTCGAACATGTCAAACAAACCACTGTACGGGTCCATGCCAGACTCGTATGGAATCTTAACCTGGACTGCTTCGAATGGTTTAGCATAACGTGTCTTCATAACTTTACAAGCAGCTCGAATACCGTGTACTTGCGATGTCTTATTACCGTCGGCGTCTTCTTTCAGCTTCAGCTTCTTCATAGCAACGACCATCGAGGACGCATATACAAATCCGCTACCACCGGAGATTTTA